AACATTGACATGCTGATGACAAAGCTTCGTAGCTTGGTTGAAGAAACACAGTGTGGACTGTTGCTTGTATCCCACCTTCGCCGGATGTCAGGTGACAAAGGACAGGAACAAGGTGGTGCTATCAGTCTGTCACAGCTTCGTGGATCACACAGCATTGCACAGCTTTCAGACGCCGTGATAGCCCTTGAAAGGAACCAACAGGCAGATGACCCTATCGAAGCCAATACAACCACTGTGCGGGTCTTGAAGAACCGTTATGCTGGTGATACTGGTATCGCTTGTTACTTGCTTTATGACAAGGACACAGGTAGACTTGCTGAGATTGAGAATCCTTTTGAAGCAGACAATGGATCAACAGAAGACATAGGAGATTTTCTATAATGTTACAGCCAATACAAGGTGCCGTGAATATTAAGTTCTCACGGCAGAGATATGAGATGGCTGACAGTCCTGCAAAGACTGCCATCATTCGATATCTCAAACGGAATGGACATACTATCTTAGATGCCACAGAAAATTTTTCGGTTGACATCAAGAGTGAAAAAGCAGATAATACCTACTTCAGTGAAGTTGAAGTGAAGTATGCTTGGAAGGGTGATTGGAATCCTAACTGGAAAGAGATTCGTATTCCATATCGCAAGCACAAGCTGATCAACAAGGTAAGAAGCTTGGATATTCCAAAACCATTTTTCAACTTCTACATACTGCGTGGTGATTTGAAAGCTGCATGGCGTATCAAGGACTACGTTGTTGAACAAGCTGAAGTAAAGGAAGCAAAGGGAAGAAACATCGTAAAGGGTGAACACTTCTTCCACATACCATATGAGAAAGCGGAGTTGATAACACTATGAAACGAGTTGCGGTAGATATAGAAACAGATGACCTGAATGCTTCGGTGATCCACTGTATCGCCGCACAGGACATCGACACCAAACAAGAGTTTGTGTTTCACGGAGAAGACATAAAAAACTTTCCGTCATGGTCAGAAAATTATGATATCTTCGTGATGCACAACGGTGTGTCTTTCGATGCACCAACACTGAACCGTCTTACAGGAAGCAAGATCAAGGTAAAGCAGGTCAGGGATACTCTCATCCTGTCACAGCTTCTTGATCCTGCCATTGAAGGTGGTCACTCACTAGATGCTTGGGGAACTAGACTTGGGTTCCCTAAGACTGATTACAACGACTTCACACATTTCAATGAAGAGATGTTGAAGTATTGTATCAACGATGTAAGACTTACTGTTAAACTGTACGAACACATGTTACCTATGATAAAGAAATACTCTAGCAAGTGTATTGAACTTGAACATTCAGTCCGTGCTATTGTAGACAGACAAGAACAGAATGGTTTTACATTGAACGTAAAGGAAGCTTCGTGTCTTGTGGCACGGCTTTCAGAAGAAGCAGCAGATATCGAAAGGGAAATGCAAGAGATCTTTCCACCTATCGTTACTGAGAGATACTCAGAGAAGACAGGTAAAAGATTGAAGGATCATGTTGAAGTATTCAATCCAGCTTCACGACAGCAGATTGCTAAACGTCTGATGGAGAAGGGCTGGAAACCTGTGAATCTAACTCCAACTGGTCATCCCATTGTTGACGAAGGTACGTTGAAGAATGTTGACATACCTGAAGCACAAAAGATTGCACGGTATCTTCTGTTACAGAAACGTGTATCACAGGTCAAGTCTTGGATTGATGTTGTTAAAGAAGACAACAAGGTTCATGGACGTGTGATTACACTCAAAGCAATATCTGGAAGAATGGCACACTACAGTCCAAACATGGCACAGGTTCCGGCAGTTTACTCACCTTATGGTAAGGAGTGTCGAGCCGTGTGGACTACAACAGATAGTAGGTACAAACTGTTAGGGTGTGATGCTTCTTCTCTTGAACTGAGATGTCTTGCCCATTACATGGGTGACAAGAAGTTCACTGAAGAAGTTGTTGGTGGTGATATCCACACAGCAAACCAAAAGGCTGCAGGACTTCCTACTAGGGATGCAGCGAAGACTTTCATATATGCTCTGATCTATGGTGCAGGACCAGCCAAGATCGGATCAATCGTTGGTGGTGGATCTAAGGAAGGTAAACTTATCATGGAAAAGTTTATGACCAACATGCCAGCCCTGAAGACTTTGCGTGATAAAATCGACAGGGCAGCACAGACAGGTTATATCCGTGGTCTTGATGGCAGACTTCTAAAGGTTCGTCAGCAACATGCCGCAGCCAATCTCCTTCTACAAGGTGCAGGTGCAACCATCTGTAAAGAATGGCTACGTCAGATCACACTACTAGCTGGACGACAGGGCTTTGACTATCGCCTTGTCGCCAGCATCCACGATGAGTATCAGTTTGAAGTTCGATCTGATCAGACTGAAAGGTTTGGTGAGATGACACAGCAAGCAATGAAGCTTACTGAGAAAGAACTGAAAGTCCAGTGTCCTTTGGACAGTGAATATAAAGTTGGAAACAATTGGGCTGAAACTCATTAAAGTTGTTGACACACTGATTTCCTTGTGTCATAATTCACAAACATTGAAACAGCGTCTGAGAACGCATAGAAAGAAAGGAGCATTTAATATGCCAGTACTTAGCGGAAAGGCCCATTGGGCATCTATCTCTTCACCTAACACAACTTTCGAGCCAGTGTTTACCATTGACTTGTCATTGGAAGGTGATCAACTTGAGCAAGCAAAGAAGCTTGGTCTAAAGGTCAAAAACAAGAATGATGACCGTGGACAATTCGTTACCATCAAGCGTAAGCTAAAGCGTAAAGATGGTACAGACAACAAGGCACCATCTCTCAAAGATGGTAACAAGCGTGACATCACAGGTACTCTTGTTGGTAACGGTTCTGATGTAAACGTCTTGTTCAAAACCTACGAGTGGGAGTATGCAGGTAACACTGGAATCGGCACTGACCTTCAGGCTGTTCAGGTTGTTAACCTTGTACCTTACGGTGATGACGATGACTTTGATGTTGTGCCGGGTGGCTACAATGCAGAAGACGCTTCCTTTGACGATGACATTCCATTCGGAACATCGGTAGCCTAACAACATCAAACAGGGAGCAGCACATATCGATTGATGGCTGTGGGCTGGATTGCGTTTGGGTGGGTACGCCAGCATTTATTTAACAACGAAGGGAGCATTTCATTATGACAGACTACAATAAAATAATGAGCGATCTTCAGAAAAAACAGGAATGGAGAGATGTTGTGTTTACTGAAGACGATCTTGTAAAACAAGCAAACAAACAATCCGACATGGTAAACAGTCCTGCACATTACAATCAGTCTGGCATTGAGTGTATTGATGCAATAGAAGCTGCACTTGGTCCTGACGGATTCAAATATTATCTTCAGGGTAACATCATGAAATACCTGTGGCGTTATCGTTACAAGAACGGAACTGAAGATTTGAAAAAGGCACAGTGGTACACTAACAGACTTATAGAAAGGGAAACTGATGGCTAGTATAGACACATTAGTAGAAGACATATACAAAACGCTTGAAGCGGAAAACAATATGGCTTCTATGAAGAACAAAGAATCCCTAGAAAAGTTTGGTAGGGAGATTATGTCAGTTGCTCGTAGGGCTTTGTCCGAAGGCACACGAGAAAGAAAGACAACACTTCGTATGTCACAGATTGGCAAACCTGATAGGCAGCTATGGTATGACATGCAGCAGGGTATTGAAGCTGTTGAGATTGATGGTCAGACAAGACTTAAATTTCTGTATGGAGAAATCCTTGAAGCACTTCTTGTTTTGTTGGCAGAAGTTGCTGGTCACGAAGTGACAGAACAGCAGAAGGAAGTTGATGTTCTTGGTGTCAAAGGACACAAGGACGGACGTATCGATGGTGTCTTAACGGACATCAAGTCTGCGTCACCTTATGCTTTCAAGAAGTTTAAGGAAGGCACACTTCACACTGACGATCCGTTTGGTTACATTGCTCAGATCTCTGGCTATGCAGAAGCTGACAATGATAGTCAGGCAGCATTCTTAGCTATTGATAAATCTTCAGCAGAGATTGCTCTAATGAAGATTGAATCAGTACACATGATCAATGCCAGTGAGCGTATCAGTAATGTAAAGAAGATGACTTCTTCTTCTACACCACCAGAAAAATGTTACCAACCAGAACCAGATGGTAAGTCTGGTAACATGAAGCTTGCCATCGGCTGTGTATTCTGTCCATACAAGTTTAACTGTTGGGCTGATGCAAACAATGGTCAGGGTATTCGTTCATTCAAATACTCTAATGGTGTAAGACATCTTGTACAGGTTAACAAGATTCCAGATGTAGAAGAAGTTATCTATGTCTAAGAGAAAAAGCAAAAGAAGCATTGACCATAAGTACAGGTCAAACTCTGAATACAATACTGCCCTTGTTCTAATCAAGAACAAAATTGATTTCCAGTATGAGCCAGATCCTATCTCCTACGTTTGGACTGAAGACAAGAAATACATTCCAGACTTTGTGCTCCCCAACGGTATCATACTGGAAGTCAAGGGCAGGTTCATGCTTGAAGACAGAAAGAAACATCTCTTTATCCGCAGCCAACATGGTTCAGATTACGATATCAGGTTTGTGTTTGATAACCCAAACAGGAAACTGTACAAGGGTGGTAAGATGACCTATGCTGACTGGTGCGATAAACACGGATTCAAATTTTGTAAACAAGGAGAAGGTATCCCGAAAGAATGGTTCAATGAGAAAAGAAGACATAGTTCTAATTGACGAAATAATAAATGATAATCCTTCGTCAGAGAAAACACTTTTCCTGTGTGTGATATTACAGGCATTGCTTGACGCTACAAAGCCTTCGTATGAAGGCGAACCTGACTCTTCTATACACGAAAGAGATAGGGCTGTAGCATGGTTCTTTGCGTCTGTAGGTGTTACTGCAGAAGACTTTACGGCAGTATGCGACTTCGCTGGCGTGAACCCTGTGTACATGCGTGAGTTTGCATTCAAGGTTCTACGCTCCGGCGAAGTCGAATATGTAAGGAAAAGAATTAACGCAGTTCTTGGTCATTGACTATTGTTTTTCTATCCCATTGGTGATAGAATGGTATCTCGTTTTTTACGCAAAGAAAGGAAGCAACACATGAATAACTATCTACCAACAGACTACCAGAATTTTATTGCCATATCTCGATATGCACGTTGGAAGGAAGACGAGCAACGTAGGGAAACATGGCCCGAAACAGTCGGCAGATATTTCGATTACATGAAAGAACATCTAAACAAAAAGCACGGCTATGTTCTGACTGACGAGTTGCGTGGGCAACTAGAACAAGCCGTGCTATCCCTTGAAATTATGCCAAGCATGAGATCACTTATGACATCTGGTCCAGCATTGGCACGTTGTCATGTTGGTGGTTACAATTGTTCTTATCTGCCTGTGGATAATCCACGTGCATTTGACGAAACAATGTACATCCTGATGTGTGGCACAGGTGTAGGCTTCTCCGTTGAACGGCACAACGTAGAAAAGCTTCCTATAGTTAACGAGCACTTTGAGAAAAGTTCTACCACAATTAAGGTAGGTGACAGCAGACCCGGATGGGCAAGAGCATTGCGTGAACTGATTGCTATGCTCTATGCTGGACACATCCCACAGTTTGATGTATCTGAAGTTCGCCCTGCAGGTGCAAGGCTGAAGACATTCGGTGGACGTGCATCAGGACCAGCACCTTTGCTTGAGTTGTTTGACTTCTGTATTGAGAAGTTCAGGGGTGCGGCAGGACGCAAGCTTTATCCAATCGAATGTCACGACATCATGTGTAAGATTGGCGAAGTTGTGGTTGTCGGTGGTGTACGCCGTTCAGCATTGATCAGTCTTTCCAATCTGAACGATGACCAGATGGCACATGCCAAGTCAGGTATGTGGTGGGAACAGGAAGGTCAACGTGCTTTGGCAAACAACTCTGTGGCATACAAAGAGAAACCACAGATGGGAACATTCATGCGTGAGTGGTTGTCGCTGTACGAATCTAAGTCAGGTGAGCGTGGTATCTTCAACCGTGCTTCATCTAAGAAACAAGCAGCAAAGAATGGTAGACGTGATGCTGATCATGACTTCGGTTGTAATCCTTGTTCTGAAATTATCCTACGTCCTTATCAGTTCTGTAATCTTTCAGAGGTGGTTGTTCGTGAAGGAGATACACACCAGACACTTGCAGAGAAAGTAAGGCTTGCCACTATCCTTGGCACGTTCCAAGCGACACTGACAGACTTTAAATATCTTCGCAGTATCTGGAAGAAGAACACAGAAGAAGAGCGTCTGCTTGGTGTATCTCTGACAGGCATCATGGACAACAAGGTATTATCTGGACGTGACGCTAACTACGGCATGAATATCTCAGGAATTCTTTCAGACCTGAAGGAAACTGCAGTGTATACAAACAAGGTTTTGTCAGGAGAACTTGGCATTCCACAGTCAGCAGCTATCACCTGCGTCAAGCCTAGTGGTACAGTATCACAGCTTGTAGACAGTGCTTCTGGTATCCATGCACGTCACAATGATTATTATATTCGTACTGTTCGTGGTGACAACAAAGATCCACTGACACAGTTCATGATTAATCAGGGTGTTCCTAATGAGCCGGATGTAATGAAGCCTGACAGCACGACAGTCTTTAGCTTCCCCATGAAGTCACCTACAGGTGCCATCACACGGAATGAGATGACTGCCATTGAACAGCTTGATCTTTGGTTGCTGTATCAAGAGCACTGGTGTGAACACAAGCCTTCCGTGACTATCTCAGT